TGAATAGTTTTGGTACTATATACTATGTCGGGTTATACGTTCCGACACACATACATTTAAATACACTGTTTATACGAGGAAACTCATATGTCTTTTTCAAATCTCAAGCGCAACCGTAACAACATCGCTGACTTGGTTGCAGCAGCAAACCCCGAAAAGAAATCTGACAAATCATCATACGTCGATGATCGAAAGTGGAAACCCACAGTCGACAAGGCAGGTAATGGTTATGCAGTAGTTCGATTCTTACCAGGCAAGGATGGTGAAGTACCATTCGTTCGATACTGGGATCACGGGTTCAAGGGCCCAACTGGTCAATGGTATATCGAGAAGTCTCTCACATCTATCGGTCAACAAGATCCTGTTTCAGAGATGAACAGTGAACTCTGGGCGACTGAGTCGGATGAGAACCGTGCGCTTGTGCGGGAACGTAAGCGTCGTCTTCACTATGTGACTAACATCTATGTTGAGTCAGATCCATCTAATCCTGAGAACGAAGGTAAAGTCTTCTTGTACGAATTCGGTAAGAAGATCTTTGATAAGTTGATGGATCAGATGCAACCACAGTTTCAAGATGAGACACCGGTTGACCCCTTTGACTTCTGGGAAGGTGCTTCCTTTAAGTTGAAGATTCGTAATGTGGAAGGTTATCGTAACTACGATAAGTCTGAATTTGCAGGTCAGTCATCTCTACTTGGTGGTGATGATGAAGCACTCGAAGGTGTGTACAATCAGATGTACGATCTAAACGAGTTCACTGATCCTTCGAACTACAAGACTTATGATGAGTTGAAGGCTCGTCTTCAGATGGTTCTCGGCGAACGTTCTTTGTCAACTCCTCAAGCAGCAACTCTGGAAACGGTACGTGAGGCAGCGCCAATGCGATCGACGCCTGCTCCAGAACCTCGCACAGCTGCGACAGATGACGACGAAGACACAATGTCATTCTTCGCCAAACTGGCAAACGAGGACTAACCCCCCGCATATGCAGATGCCCTTGTTCGGTTATCATTTACTGGTGACGACAGGGGCATCTTCATTGTTTGATTACTTACATTATTTTGATTCGACGAGTTCACTGAGTTGTCTTGAATCACTACCGGAGGTGCAGCACTCGCTGTTATATTCTCCACACTTCGACTATTAATCTCATTAGTAAAGTTATTCTGAGTTGCACTACTGATACTGTCCGCAGGGACAGTTTTTGCACCACTCAATGATTCTGCTGAAACAGTCTGTCCATCAATAGGACGGACAACGCCCCCAGCCACCTCTACTTTTAGATTATTAGGATCAAGACCCTGCTCAGTTGCCTGATCTTTGATGCCCTGTAACATTGCCTTCCGTTCTTCTCTTCTTCTTTTACGCCCTTCCGCTTTGATGTCGAAGTCATCCTCATCTTCCCGTGGACGGCGACGACGGCGTCTTGGTCTTTCCGGTGTTTCCGACTTTATTTGTTCTTCTAATTCTGGTGTCGGTACTTGCGGTGGCGTTGTGGGTTCGGGTGCGGGTGGTGCTTCTACTCCCGCCCATTCGTATAAAGAAGATGGTACAGGATTTAGGTTGATACTGCCACCACCAAGTGTTCCTATTGGCGTTTCGAGTGAAGGAATTTCAAATGTCGCAAAGTCGGATGGTGGTAGAATCGCTTTGACCATTCCTTTAAGTGCGCCAGAAAAATCAATGTTATCAAAAAGACCGACAAGACCTTTACCAAACTCTACAGCCTTGTTTGCAATAAACATTATCCCATCACCTATTATCTCGATAGGTAATTTTATTGCGTCGATAAACTTCCCGAAGTTGTCAAAAATATAGTCAGTGAACCCTGTCACCAAGTCAACAACGTCAAAAGAATCAAGGAACTCTGTGATAAACTCCGTGCCCGGAATTAGTCCAATCAGATAGGACAAAACATCTTTTATTAGTTCAACAGGGAAGAATAGGAATGTCTGAATACCTTTGATAAATCCTTCTGCAAAGGCCTTGACTTGATCGCCTAATGTTGCATCGGGTGCTAACTGATCCATTTCACCACTAATGCCTTTGAAGATATCAATTGCAAGCATGATAGGATAGAGTAGTCTACCAATAACCCTACCCACAGTACCGGCGAATTTTACTAGAGGATTGTTCTTGATGTTGGTGAAGAAGTTGCGAACAGGTGCGAAAAAGTCTTTGACCAATTGAGCCGCTTTGCCAACATCATCTCCAATATTAAAGATTTTACCAATTCTTGTACCGAAGGCTTTTATTTTATCTCCGAATGCAGTAAACCACCCTTTGATTGTTGTGCCAACTGCCTTGATGCGTTCGGCAGTTTTTGAAAAGATCTTCGCATTGATATCAATGAAACCTTGAATGGCACCTATTGCGGTTGCTGCGATTGCGGCGAGACCGGTTATGATAGGAATATTGACACCACTTCCGGCAGGAGGTTTGTTTTCACTCGGCGCGGGAGGTGGTGGAGTAAGTACTGGACGATTTTCTCTGCGTTGTTCGTCAGAGATACGCATCTGCTCTTTGAGTATACCAATAAATTCATCGAACTGACTAACCAATGTGCCAAAGAACTGATTGTCCATTTGGAAATTGAGAATAGTTTGGTCGTGCAACATCCCCAACGTTTGGTTGGTTTCCATCTGTTCTAGAACAACGTCATCCAGTGTAATTGCCATTTTTCGATTTCTCTCTAGCTTCTTTTTCTTCTTCTAATGCTTGTAATAAGAGAATTGTGTGAACTTCTCTCTCCCAAGGAATCATATTATCCAGTTCCGTCAATGTATAATTGTGATGCCTCTGAAGCAGAAAGTTCACTTTAAAGTGATTAGACAGTTCTTCATGCGCGAGGCATATTAAAAAAAACTTTGCATCCCCTTAATTTCTATGGTGTTCTCTTCTCCACATTCCTCACACTTCATATGCAGGTCATATTTGACCGATGGTGAATCACTGAGGAACGAAGACACTTTGATAAACTGATCTTGTGTCATCGACTCAAGGAACGCCTTGACGCTCTCTGGTGATTCATCTTCAATGTCTATACGTTCATCGTTACTGATTACTGCCTTGAGACTTCCCGCGATAAGACTCATCGCCATCTCGTTTTCATCTGCACCCGCAGGGATATCTTGATAACTGGGGTACTTCATTTCAACAGTAATCGAGTCAGTCAACTTGATGATTGGTTCAGCCGTAGACTCAGTGACCGTGACTTCTTCCAGAGGAATAGTCATGGTGTTTCTCGCACTACACGAGGGACACTGAATGTTGACTTCACTAGTCTCACCAGTAGACTTGGAACGCAACTTAATAAAAATGTATTCAAGGTCAAATGTAGTCAACGAACCTACATCTACACTTTCAACACACGCTGCAATCGTATCATAGACTGCACTCATTATTTGTCTAGGATCTTCCGAACTTGATGCGATCAAAAGAACCTTTTCTTCTTTTACCAAATACGGCCTGTACTTTAATTCTTGACCCGTTGAAGGGACTGTTAATGAGTACTTGGGTACATCATTTAGTTTTGGTAATGCCATTATAAATTCACCTCTTAAAGTTTAACTTTTTTCTTAATAAAATCGTATATCTTATTACTGATTTTGTTTCCAACTTTTTGTCCAATGTCTTGACCGATTCCAAATTCTATACCGATAGATGGAACACGATTAGTAGACACCGCCTTACCTTCCCAGTTTCGATACTGGAACGTTACACTAATTTCGCTTACGGTATTCTTCGCGTCATCGGAAAGGACTTCTTGTGAAAAACTTACAGGGTATGCATCTTCCAATGTCCATTGGTAAACCACACCACCACTCTTTTCGAAGTTGATACTTGCGCCCAAATTAATGTTCACTAAACTACCGATACTTACATCTTTCGACCGATTGATTACAGGCATCGCTACCCCACGGTCAAGTTGATATATCTGAATCCTTCTCATGTACTCTTCTGGATACGCAACTGAAAGATGACCATCTTCACCACTGTAACGTCCCGTGATAAACTGCTGCCAACCTTCTATATAGTCCCTTGTCAACTGATCGTTTAGAACACGAAATGTCATGGAAACTGTGGGGTTAGTATATCCATAGGGTACGAGGTGTTGATCTTGTCCAATCTCTCTATTCACTGTAAGTAGACTGCGTGAAGGCAATTGTACACTTTTCACAAAGAACTCAACGGACTTCTTTTGATCACCAGACAAAGAGAGTGTGGGCATTCTAACGTAGTATAGACTTGGATTTGCGAGTCCGCCACCTGCCGTTATCTTTGATTTTAGTGTATCTAGATTTAGATATCTCATTAGATCATTTTCCTTGCGTCGGCATATGCTTGACTTCTACCACCTTTCTGCCATTGTGCAGCTGGTAGGAAAGTCGCAATCTCCCACTCAGGGGGTGGCACATAGGATAAGTTGCCTTCTACCTGAGATGTGAGATAGTGTTTGTAACAAGGTTTGAAGTACCTATGTTTCGATGAACCCTTGAGAAACTTATATGACAGAGTGAACTTAGTACTCTCATCAAACCTTTTATTATTCGTGATGTCCATCAACCCGTCGAGAAACTTCGCTCGCAGGGGAATGGGTAGATAGTGTAGGTTTAGTCCATAGAACCCGCCAGGCGCAGGACCAACCGCCACAATCAACGGAAACGCATCCCAGTAGGGAAGTGTGTCTCTATGTTTCGCATCGTAGAAAAACATGTACATAGAACCGGATACGGACCTTTGACGTTCTTCTATTGGATCAGAACGCATTAGTTCGCGTCTATTCACATTCATGTTCTGTACACGTTTACGGAACCATGCGCGTGACTCCCGTGTGCGTGGTGTGATCCCCGCACGGAATGCCTCGAACTCTACCTTTTGAAATAAATTACTCATGATTCTATTTAGTCTTTTTTCTAGAATATTTTGGCAGGGGTTTGAGTTTCTTCAAAGGTTTACCGATCATTGACTTCAATGGTTCTGTTTTCTCAGTCCAGATCTGAAACTCCCACCCATGATCCTTCGCATATTCATTTGCGGCTTCCCACTTGTTCATATTCTTGACATAGGTGTAACCTTCGGAAATATATCTTTTGGTTCGTTTAGAACCGGTGGGTGGTTTGGTCTGCGCCTCTGGTTTGATCTCAACTAATACAGTCTTGTCCTCGAAGACAATCTTGAGATCCATGAAGTATCGATGATACTTGCGATCAACCTCATAGAGATATGGTATGACTACCTCTTCACTGCTCCATTTCTTTACCTTTGGGTTTTCGTCACACCATCGAAAACAATGACGTTCCCACATTGAACGATAAATAATGCTCGTGGGATCGCCTTCATACTTAGATTTATTCTTAGGTGTGTATTTTCCTTTGTACGCCACAGTTTCCCTATAAATAGTTTAACAACAATTCATTTATTTAGAGTGCATAATATGTCAAGATACGAAGGGATGAATGCTTACGAGAGGAAGAAGGCTCGGTCTGACCGTCGGGAGGCAGAACTGGCACAGCAAAAACAGAATCAACAAGGAAGTGGAAGTCCGACCTCTAGTGAAGTTGTCCTAGCAGAGTCGACTTCGACTGAAGAGGAAAATCCGGTAACTGAAGCGGTACCAACAGAAGTCGCGGACGGTAATAGAAACTACTTCTATCCATTGCGAGGTACATTCAATGCACCCGCAAAGATTGTCTTCACCGCACACAAGATTGATGGATTCTTTGATTTGAACGAACACATCGATGAACCCATCCGCGAAAGAAAAAAGAGAGAAGCACAAGAAAAGTTAGATAAAATCAAGTCAGAAGCAGAAGCGAAGGCACAACAAAAAGAAGAAGAACAGGTTGGTGTACTAAAGTCTTTTTTAAAATCTTATGAAAACACCAACGCAGATAACCCTATAGGTTCTGTTACTCTTCCATTGTTTCGTGGACTGTCTTACAATGACGGTGTAACATTTAATACGGTCGATGTTGGTTTGTTAGGAGCTGCAGGGGACATCGGTCAAGCCAGTGGAGACAACGGTAGGTTGACCGGTGCGGCAAAAGGATTAAGTTCACAAGTCGCGGCAAAGGCAGTCGGTGCATTAACTGGTCCCGCAGTTGCAGGTGGAGTCTCTAAACTGTT